CAAACCCCATAATGGCCACTGAGGGGCTGTAGCTCAGCCGGATAGAGCGACGGTTTCCTAAACCGTAGGTCGTGGGTTCGAGTCCCGCCAGCCCCGTTAGTTGCCGCAAGGGATCTCGGGAAAGCGTCTTGAGGCCTCCCTGCCTCTTGTGCCCAAAATGTGCCCAAGGATCTGTTGGCGGGCTTGGGCCTTGATGGTCCGGACAGACCGGATAGGGTCACGACAGATGGAACACCTCGGTGCTGGCCATTGGCTCCCACCCGCCGCGAAGGTGGTACGGGCGCCAGGTCACTAAGGCCCTGAGATGACCGTCCGGGCGGCATAGGCGAAGACACGAGTTCAACCACTTGCGTCTGCCACTTCGTCAAACAGCAAAAAAACCACCTCTGTTCGGCCCTGTAGGGCTTGCTGTTGGCGATGCCTATTACCCCTGTCTCTGCTCAATGGGCGAGCTCCCGCGACGCTGCGGATGCGCTCGCAGTCTCAGAACGAACCCTGCACCGTTGGCGATCTGCCGGTTTCCTGAAGCCAGGCACCCATTGGCGCCGGAAGTTTCCCTCGCCAAACTCTCCGCTGCTTTACGACCTCGCTGCGGTTGAGTCCGTCATGCGCGAGGCCACTTCACGTTCCGCTGAGCTGCTTGAGCTGGCATGAAAAAGCCCGAAGCCGTTGACGGCGCCGGGCACGGGGAACAATTGGCGATAGCTCCCCCATCACTCTGGCAGCCCTCTGGCAACTCGTTTAAGCCGAGCTCAAAGCGCACACCCTGCCCGATCTGCAACCGCACGAAGGATGGCGACTGCCGGATCAGTGATGACCTTGTGCTCTGCCACCACGGCAGCACCCACAGCCCGCCGCCTGGCCTGAAGCCTGGTGACTTGCACCCTGGGCATGACGGCAGGCATTGGGCCTTCACAGGCAACACCAAGGACGGCAGAGCGGCTGTTTTCACGATCGACAAGCCACGGCAGCAAGGCCATCAGCCAAGGCCCTGGAGCCCGCCGGACCTGAAGCGAACACCGACTCATCTAGGGATGGCCAAGCTGCCCGAGGCAGCGCCTGAGCCACCTAAGCACTGGCCTGATCGCCACCGCCTGACCTACAGCCCCGATCAATTCGTTGAGGTTCGGCACTACGACAAAGGCAAGGCCTTCAAGCCCAACTGCCGATCAGCTGATGCCCACGGTGGATGGGCCAAAACCGCAGGCCCAAACCCCTGGCCGCTATGGCATCAGCAGGAAGCGCTCCAGCACGGCCCCGGGCATTGGATCTTTGAGGCGGAAGGTGAGAAGTGCGCGGAATGGTTTCGGGCAGCCGGTTTCGTTGGCATCAGCCAGCCCGGCCACGATCACAAACTGGAATCCATCACCGCCCGCTATGGCGCTCTGAAAGCCGCTGGAGTGAAAGGCATTGTCTACGTCTCAGACAACGACAAAACGGGCAGTGAGAAGGCCCTGAAGCTCAATGAGGCAGCTCATCGCGTTGGCCTGGAGCTAATCATCGTCAAGGCCAGCGAGTGCTGGGAGCACTGCCCCAAAGGCGGCAGCATCGATGACGGCGAAGGCAGCGCCGCTGATCGCGTCCATGTCATCCATGCACTGGCGCAGCAACGCCTGACGCTGCCCAATCCTCCAGAGCAGCCTGAACCGCTGCCCCAGGAGCCGATCACCTTTGAGGATCAATGGCAGGCCCTGGAGGATCACGCCAGCGAGCTGGCTTGTCAGCCCTGGCCCGTTATGAAGGCGATTGCCTCGTTGTCGCGCAAGGCCTCTGAGCTGGAGATTCCCAGGCTTGGCCAGAGGCAGCTGGAGCAACTGCTGGAGCAAGGCCAGCGACGCGTCAGGGCCAAGGCCAAGCCGGTGGAGCCAGGCGGATCCTTCACGATCAAGGCCACGCCCTGGGCAGTGCAGGGAATCTTCCGCCATGGCCTAAACCTGCTCGTTGGTCAGTCGGGTGCTGGAAAGTCACGGCTAGCCGCTGCCTGCATGGCCGCCTGGCTTCGCGGTGATGACACCTGGATCGGGCAACCACTGAACGGTGATGACCCAAGGCATCGCCATGCCTTGATCATCGGCACAGATCAACCGCTGGAGGATTGGCACCTAACGCTCGGACCGGTGGGCCTGACGCGGAAGATCAGCGACACCGAGGTTGAGGTTCACAGCCGGCTGACGCTTTACGGCCTGGAGACAGGCCTTCAGTTAGATGCCGATGGCCTGAGCGTGATCCGTCGTTGGGTTGATGCACACCCAGGCGGGATGGTGCTGATCGATTCCTTATCGGCCTGCCTGCCGCCTGGCATCGATGAAGACAAGAGCAGCGCCGCCCGGCCTGTTCACCAACTCCAAGAGGTGCTGGGTGATGCCTGGGCGATCCTCACCCACCACACCCGCAAAGGTGCCGGGAAGGAAGGGAACCTTGGGGTTGGTGCTGGCCGTGGTTCCGGTGCAATCGATGCCGCTGTCTCTCGCGTGGTGGGCCTGGGCCTGATCCACAAGATGGAGAACGGGCAGTTGGTGCCGCAGGAATCCGACCCACGCCGGGAGCTGATCAGCACCAAGCGAGGCGGCAAGACTCAACACCTGATCGTCAGCAGCGACGCCACTGGCTTCTGGAACGTCCATGGCACGGCGGAAGCGCTCAAGGCACAGGAACGGCAAGAGCGCACCCTGGCAGGCCTCACAGAGGCTCAGAGCGACGTGCTGAGCGCTGTTGAGTCTGTTGATGGATGGATCACCACCCGAGGCGTGATTGAGGCCCTGGGCGATGAATACGACCGACATAGCGGCAGAGCTGCAACGGTGCGGAAGGTGCTCAAACGGTTGGAGGTGATGGGGCTGATTGAAAGCACTCGAACGGGCAGCGATCGCAGTTATCGGGCCAAGGTGAGCCACTGCGAGCAACGTGAGGATGAATTAAAAAGCTCACCTGGCTCACCTGTTGCGGCACAAGGGATCTCACTGGCTCACCCTGATGCTCGCGTTGGCTCACCCCCGCAAGGTGAGCCACCTGAACCCGTAGGTGAGCCAGGTGAGCCAGGTGAACTAGCTGCGAGCCAAGGTGAACCAGAGGGTGAGCCACCTAAAACGCTGCAGCGCAGTGGGGTGAGCAAGGTGAGCCACCCGCCCTGTTCACCCCTCCCGAGCACTGGTTCACCGCTTGCTTCAGACCTGCCTGATTGGGCCGATCCCGATGTGGGCGAGCTGGTGTTCTGAGCCGAGAGCACGGGGGCAGCGCTGCCGCCCCCATTGCCCTTCAGTTCAGCTCATCCTCCTCTCTCCATCTCTTCTCCTGTTCCTCCAGCTCTGCGATCAGTTTGTTCGCTCGGTTGATGGTTTCTTGTGTCTGAAGCCTGGATTGTTCGTCCTGTTTCTTCAGCTCATCCAACAACCGACCGAACGTGTCAGCGATGATTCCCATGGGGTCCGTGGCAAGTGAACGCCAGCGGCTGGGCTTGGTTGTCTCGATTGCTTTGGCAACGGGAGCACTCAGGCTCAACCGCTGACCCATTCATTATCGCATAGATCCGTCAGACTGTCTACAAATATTGCTCCAGATCCATGATCGCTTTCTCTCAAGCCGATCACCAACGCGAACGCTACATCTACGGCGGCTGGAACTTTGCCGACGACGACACACCCAAACCGCCGGAACTCTCACCCCTTGATTCCGCGCAATCGCGCCGCGCTGCTCGCCAAAACCAAGCACCCCCCGATCATCGGGTCCTGGATTTTCAAAACTGCATGGGTCGTTCAATCGCCCCTTCTGATTTTGGTGGGAGGCCTGAAAACTGTTAAACCGGCTGCGCTGCAGGCGATCACGGCAGCAGCAAACCCAGCCCGTGCAATGCGGTTTAACGTTTGAGGTGTATTAAACCTAAGGGTAATGCTTGTCACATTCTCAGAGCTGGCGTTGCTCAAAGGTGTCAGCAAAGGTGCCGTAACGGCTGCGGTGCGGACCGGTCGTATCAGTGCTGCGGTGGTGGAGAAAGACGGCAAACGTTGGCTTGATCGTGATGCAGCGCTGGAGCTGTGGAACCGCAACACCCGGCCAACGCACAACGCGAAGATCAGCCAGCCCGATGCAATCGAAGCGCCGCCCCCTCGTGATGCGGAGGGGCTGCGGCAATGGGTGCAACAGCTACCGGCTGAGGCCATCCCAGCGCTGCATGAATCCCGCGCAAGGCGTGAGCACTTTCAGGCCGAGCTGGCGGCCATGCAGGTAGCCCAGGGACGCGGTGAGCTGGTGTCTGCTGCAGAGGTGCAGAAAGAAGCCTTTCACTGTGCGCGGAACGTGCGCGACAACATGCTGTCAATTCCTGCACGGCTGGCCCCAGAGCTGGCTGGATGCACGGACGCCCGGACTGTGTATCTGCGTCTCGAGCAGGAGATCACCAATGCGCTAAGGGCTTTGGCCACGCGTCAGACTGGGGCAGTCGATTCTGATTGATGGCCACTGACCCTAAATCGCCTCAATGGACCGCCGATGAGGTGCGACGTTCCGCCGATGCGCTCTACCTTGCAATGGCCGATCACCTGAAAACACCGGGCGAACACCTGCTCGCTAAGGACCTCGCCGCCCTGATGGCGCAAACGTTGCAGTTTGCGGAAGCTTTGCAGATTCAGCACCGAACGCTGAACGAGACCGCAATGTTGGCGACGGATGTAGCAGCAGCGCATCGCGTGCAGATGCGTTCACTCTCGCAACGGCTGGAAGCATTGGAAGCCAAGGCATAAAAAAGCGCCCCGTGGAATCCTCAAAGGCGGAGCGCTCTGTAACCCGTCTAAATGTTAGCTCAGGCGATCGCGTCGGTCATGATCGCAAAGGATTCAGGATGACGCACGGCAATGTCCACGCTTTGCAGTGCACGAACACCAACGGAACCTTTGGCGAAGTCGGTGTAAGGATCCACCAGAACCTCGAGGCTGCCCCACATGCCGATGAGCAGATCTGCAAAGTTTCCATAAATGATCGCTGAGAGATCCGTGCCCGATCCCTTGGTCAGATCAGATGGGACGTTGGTTGAGGTGTAGAACTGACGCCCGGCGATAAGTGCACGGTTTGTTTCGTTGCCGAACGGATTCAGGGTTACCCGGGAGTAAGGGTTCAGGATGTAGTTGCCCTGATCGTCGGTCAGTTTGGCCAGTGCTGCCTCCACCTGCGGCGTCGTCAGGAACCCAGCGGTTGCCACGTCCGCATTGTCGATCGAAACTGCTTTCTTGAGATCGATCATATGGTCGAGTGTCGGCGCTACACCATCGTCTCCACCGATCACGGCGCCGACGCCTGTTACCTGCAGGATGCCCTCAGGTTCCGAACTTGAACCGCTGCCATTGATGGCTGCTGCGTCGATCGCTTCCGCCAGCAAAGCAATAAAATCACGACGGATCAGCGTCTCAATGTCCGGGGTCGATTGCAGCTGCATTAATCGGCTGAATCGGCTGTAGGCGCCGACGGTTTTCGGCGTCATCGAGATGCTGCCGAACGTTCCGGTGCTCTCGCTGATTGAGTCATTATCATCGGCGCCGATCCAGTAGCTGGTGGCGGTTGCAGTACGGCGCGGGATGGACACGTTGCCCTGCAGGCCGGGCAGCATTGTTGCCCCGAGTTGAGCAACAGCAGACCGTGCACGGAGCGCATCAACGAAGCGATCAGACAACAGGGAGGTGCCAATCAGATCACCACCGGCTGATGCCGTGCCGGCTTGGTAAGCACGTTGCCCCCAGGCTTCAGCCGGTACGAGAAAGCCGCCGGAAGTGCGATTCTCGCGTAGTTGGAGCTCCTGGGAAACTTCACGTTCGAGGCCTGCAGCGCGCCAGTCACCACCGGCAGCAGCCTGCAGCGCGCGGACAATGGAGAACTGTTGAGTGGCCTGTCCGAACTCATCGGGAGCACCGGAGGCTATGGGGGTGGCAATGGAGCGTTGCATGGTGATTGGTTGCGGTTGGGAATGTTCAATGGAGCGGCCAATGCCAACGGATGGATCGGCAGGGATTGTGACTAAAGAAACCTCGACCGGTTGCCAACGTGTGGCGGTCAGGGTGTTTGTCTCTGGGTCAAACTCGGTTTGATCGATGCGATAACCAACGGAGACGGCTGACAGGATGCCAGCGGCAACCTCTGCTCGTTTCTGGAGTGCTTCCGGGCTGGTTCCCCAACGCACGGAGGCATAACCTCGACCGTTGGAAACTGAAGCGGATTCAACGACGCCCAGGACAGCGTCGGGGTCGTGATTGAACAGGAAAGGCGCGACGCCGCCGTTCAGCCGTGAGAAGTCAACGGCGTCCTCGGTGTGCTTGAGGATTTCAAGAGTCCCCAGGCTGCGCTCGACTGGTTCTTCAGAACTGAAACTGAGCTCGAAGACATCCGAGGATGCATCCTGCTCATCGAGACTTAGGTAACGATGTTGGAGCTGTTGTTCATCCATAGGTGGAAAGCAACAGCCCATTCTGACACCTGCAGAAAGCACAATTTCGTGCCAAATTGACTAAATGCGGCCTATCTTCCCGAGATTGTTATTAGTTTGCGTTGGGCGTCGCGGTTTGCAGCGTTGCTGCGCCCTATTGCCGCCTAAATTCGCCTATCTGCCCGTGCTGGTGCTGCTGTGTTGATGGCGGTCACGAGAATGCCTGTTCTCGTGACCGCCGTTTTCCGATCGATGCGTTTGCCCGGTCGAAGGCCTCCGCTGCACCTGCAGAGCTCGCCCATGGATATGAGCGGCAGTGCACCTCGAAGCTGTGGCCCATGCTCAACGCCACTGAGCCTCCATCGATGCCCCTTAGATGCGCCCTGAGGCTGTAGCTATGGCGGAAGCTGTAAGGCACTGCTCTCTCGTCTTTCGCTGCCATGGCGGCCCGTAGAGATCGCCACCCTGGCTGTCTGTTGAGATACGTGGCGATGGCATCGCCTGCTCCATTGCCGCTGGAGAGGGGCGGGAGTTCGATTGAGTCAGCTTGCCAGCGTTCCAGCAGGTTCCATTCCTGCAGTTTCCCGTCTTTGCCCACAAGCGGCAGTGGATGCACCCTTCTCGGCCTGGTGTCACCTCCGCCGCTTCGTTTCTGATAGGTGCACCACCAGTAGGGGCGGCCTGTTGCTGGATCTGTTCTGACTGTGAGGTGTTGAAGTTCGATCGGGCGAAGGCCCAGTTCGGCCATGAGTCGCAATGCATCGGCCCACCTTCCGCCTGGTCCATCCCAAGGCAGGGAGTCGATCAGCTCGATGATCTGTTGATCGGTCAGTGGATCGCCCTTCGTGACTCTGCCGCTGTGAACCCCCTTGGCTCCCACGTGCACACTCAGATCCGTGGGTGGCAGCCAAAGCGGAGGGAAGTCTTCGCGGCTGACGCAGTAGCGAAGGAATTGAGCCATGGCCTGCGCCCTGATCTGACGCTCTTTTGAGCCTGCTGGCCATCGTCTGATGAGCAGGTCGATCAGGTCGGCGGGATTGGTCGGGGCCTTCTCGCTCGTGAGCAGTGGAATGGCTTCTTGGAGCACTTGCCCGTAGGACCTGGCCCACGTTTTTTCTTTGATCGCTCGACCGTGCTCCATCTTTTGGACCTTGAAGCGTTCAGCGGCGCCGCTCCAGTCCCTGACTGGTTTGGGCGCTCTGCCCTCTGCGACTGCGGCTGCCCCTCGCAGGCTGTGGCCTTCTGAAACCAGTTTGTAGAGGTTGCGGATCCTGACGTAGGCATCGCCCGTCGAGTTCGCATCCCACTGAAAAGGAAGGATGACGGACTGCTCGGGTTGCCCTGGCGGGCGAACCTTCAGCCGAATGCGGCCCCGGAACTTGACCACGTTCCAGCCTGAAGCCAGCCTTCGGAC